CTCTTTTCCATAAGTCTTCTATGACATCATTAGCAATATCAAAAGCGATTGGTTGGACTTGTTGAATATGATTTATTAGATCCCTCATAGAATCTATTTCAGCTCTAGTAGCTACAGGGTATTTCTTTTTCCATAGTTGGAAGACTTCTTCTTCACTAAGATCGTGCTCGTATTTATTGTGGGCTTCATTGATTACCTGGTAAACATCTGCAACCTCTTCATCAAAGAGGGTGGCTTTTAATCTGTTTTTATTTGAATCGAAGAACTCGTAGTTAAGTAGGGATTTAAGTATTTTGCTATCATCTGCTATGCTCATTTGCTAGTGCCTTTTTAAAATTTAGTTAGAGCAGTATCATAACATAAAGTAAACCAAAATAAAGACCATAAAAAAACCCCCAACAAAAAACTTGCTAGGGGTTTGATTTTCTTATTTATTTTTTTAACTTACTCTTAACTTCATTTTTTTAATATCAGGCTTATGATTTCCTCGTCTTTCTCTAATATCAACCTCATGATACAAAACTCTTGGATTCCCTTTAACCAACCCATCTACTACTTCTTGTAGTCTATCTTGCTCATCAGCAGCATCTCTGTAGCCACCAGGTAAATCATAATCAATGATAACGATACCTCTTGCTTTCATGCTTACTTCTCACTCTAGTTAGATTTTAGTAATGAATATAATTTCTCCTTGTTTATGTATTTAATATCTTCTTCTAATAACAAAACCGAAGGTTTTACTCCAAAGAAAAATTTATTACCAGCATCAATAGACTTTTTTCTAGCGTCTTTGTCAAGGGCGAAGGTTATGTCGCTGAATTGTAGTATCTGTTGTCGTTGTTTGTGTTCTATATTAGTACCTAATAAGGCTACTCCAACATATCCAGGTATAGTACTTACTACACAAGCTGAAGGTACATCTTCTACTACGACTGCATGATTACCTTCTCCTATAATAAAACAACCTGTAGTATCTCCATAAACTTTCCATTTAGATATTTTATATTTCTTATTAGTGGGGGGATCTCCTATATATCTTCCTACTGCCCCTGTATTGTTGTTCATAAAAAAGAGTACTCTATCTTCTTTTGCTGTGTACTTGATGTGTACTTGGTGTGTTTGATACACATTCCAACAATTTACTTCCTTTAAATACTTTATTGCTCTAGGGTTATTTTCTACGCTTGAAAGAATAGGGGGTATTTCATTAGGATTAGATCTTCTTCTATCCCCAATGCTTTCAGTACTTAATCTACTCTTGATAGAACTTAATGATAACTTATCGTCTTTTACTCCCTTGGCAGGACAAGAAGCCTTATAGCAATTCCAGAGAAACCTTCCCTGCATCTTAGATAAGGATAAAGTCTTATACCCACCACAAAAAGGGCAATCTATTCGCTTACTTGAGTTATCACGAAGGATTACCTTCTTTATGATGGAGTATTGTTCTTTTATTGAGTACATATAAGTATGACACTTGTTATGGGAATAGTAATTGTTTTTGAGAATAAGTCATTGATTTTGTTATATTGTGTCATAACCTGAAGGTCGTAGGTTCAAATCCTACTCCCGCAACCAAATCTTTGATTCTATTGGGTTTTATGTACCCCATAACTATGGTAGTTGAGTTGAGTTGATAGAAGTTGAGATTCTTACTAATCTTTAATAAAAACGCCATCTCTCATTACTCCTGTTCTATCTTTAATATCATTGTAGGCTAAATCCATACATTCCTTTAAAGTAAGACCTCTTCGTTCAACAATGTTAATTAAGACAACTAGTATATCCCCAACATCATCTCGTATGTCATTACCCTTACAAACATTATCAGATAGTTCTCCAACTTCCTGAATTAGTTTAAGGACTTGATCTTTCTCGCTAGATCCCTCAATTAGATTTTTACCTCTGTGCCATCCAATTATTTGATCTATTACTTTATGTGTGCAAATTGACATTATCCAAACCTCTTTTCTATGCCTTTTTCGGCTAATTTATCTGTAGGTCTTACATATATTGATAAGACATCTCTTGATTGATGGCCTGTTACAGACCTCAATTCATCTTCGGTGCAGCCACTCTCAGCCATCTCAGTAGCCCCTGTTCTTCTCAAATCACTAATCTTTAGTTCTTTAGGAAGTCCAGCTTGGTTTCTAATGGTGGAAGCGTGTTTGGAGTATAACCTTCTGTCATACCCCTTGCTAGTACTTTCGCAAACAACTATAGGCTCATCTTTATTTCTATTAGTAGGGATTTCATTGATTCTTTTAATTAGACGAGGAGAGCCTGGAATGTTTACTTCAGTATTAGTTTTCTCTTGAATGAAACGAAAGCTAGTGCCATCAAAGTTGCTCCATCTGAGCTGTCTCATGTCTCCTGGTCGTTGGCATAAGTCATAACAAAGTAATGCCATAGTACCTAAAGATTGCTTACCTACTTTATCTGCTGCACCAATAAAAGTTTGTACTTGTTCAGGAGTCCATAGAACAGTCCTACTCTCTAGTCCTTTCAAACCCATCTTCTCAAAGGGGTTAGACTGAACCTTAGAATGTCTCCTACCTACAAACCAAATCTTACGAAGAACTTTAACTGTGTGAACAGCTCTATGTCTACTGATGTCTTTAGTAATGATTTCGTAGATCTTGTCAGAATGAGTTGGTGTAATGGTTCTAGCTAAGTAATCTTTAAATAAGATCTTGGATTCTCCAATACGAGTTTCTAAGGCAGTTCTTATCATTAATGTGTAGAGGGCTTTAGTGTTATCTTTTAGCTTAGACCACTCATTAGTTGATTGATAGAAAGAGACTAAGCCTTGAACAGTATCTTGTTTAATGGTCAGTCCTACTTTCTTACCCTTTTTATGCTGCTGAAAGGCATCTGCCACTTCTATGGCCCTGTTCATAGCATCTTTCTTGTTGTCGTATTGTTCGTAGCCCACTCCCAGAGCTTCCTGAACATATTTTGGTGGGGAGACAGCAAAGATTACCTTACCATTCGCCCTCTCTCTTGTTTCCAGGTATTTTATTTTCATGATTATTCCTATGGTTTAGTTATGTGAACATCAAGAATATACCTGTGAAATAATACTTGTCAATACTATTGTCATAATAAAGGTAATCGTATATCATAGAGGTTCTCTCCTAGTTAGAGACTTCATTGCTAGTGAAGTTGACCCCCTGGAGCAATCTGGGGGGTTTTTTTATGACAAATATGAACCTGCCACAATGAAAATAGACAAAGCAGTAATGCAAGAGACCCTGCATGATGTATTCCTGGGCTTGATAATAGCTTTTCCGGTTGGTTTTATGACTCTATCTGTCTGTAGAATGTTAGAGCTAGAAACTCTGACCACTAGCTTCATTCAAACATCAATCTTCATAACGATCTCCATAGTTCGTAAGTATTATGTTCGGCTGCTCTATAAAGGCAAAGAATAATAAAAAAAATCTTACACCTGCGTCAGAATACTCCATAGCCCATATCCTTTTAGAATAATTATCTGTAGATCCAGATAAATTACTATGTGCCCAGGAAGGGTATCTACCCCATACTAGTAGGACTTAGAGCAAAGCCCCCAACAAAACATTTCCTTTGACACTAACAAAGAATTAGGTATCATCTAGTTATGGGAACAATAATGTTCCTTGTTATTACTAGGAGTAATTAATTATGAAAGATGCAACTACTAAGAAATGGGAGAAAGAAATCGCCCCTCATCTTGTAGGTAAAACAATCGCAAAGATTGAATATCTAACAAAGAAAGAAGGGGAAGAGATGATGTGGAATCAACTACCCCTCGCTATAGTCTTCACAGATGGTTCTTGGATATTTCCTATGGCAGATGATGAAGGGAACAATGGTGGTGCTTTGGCTACCTCAATGAAGGGAATGGAAACAATCCCTGTAATGTGGGGGAACTAAGATGAGCACAAGAGCAGTTTATGATTTTATAGACAATGGAGATTGGGCACATAAAACTGTGTCCATTTACAAACACCATGATGGCTACCCAACAGGGGGTTTAGGTTTCATTTTCAATGCTACAAAAATCCATGTCCCAAGTGGAGATGAATTTACTAACTACCGAAATGATACAAATATTCGTGAT